TCTATTACTGGAAGTGGTTATAATACAGTTGATAGATTTAGAACTAATATGGGTACTGCTGGAACTTGGACACAATCTCAATCAACAGATGTTCCAACTGGTCAAGGTTTTGCAACATCTTTTAAAATGGATAATACTACTGCTAACGGAAGTTTAAGTGCTGGAAGTTATTTAATTATAGATCAAAGAGTTGAGGGTCAAAATTTACAATATTTAAAAAAAGGAACTTCATCTGCCGAAAGTACAACTTTATCTTTTTGGGTTAAATCAGCAAAAACTGGAACTTATATTGCAGCTCTTAATGATGTTGATAATAGTAGATACATAGCAAATTCTTATACAATCTCATCAGCTAATACTTGGGAAAAGAAAACTATAACTTATGCTGGAGATACTACTGGTGCATTTGGAAATGATAATGCTGCAAGTTTAAAAGTACAATTTTGGTTAGTTGCTGGAACTACTTACTCATCTGGAAGTTTGGCTACTTCTTGGGAAAGTGCAACAAATGCAAATCAAGCAGTTGGTCAAGTCAACCTTGCAGACAGTACAAGTAATGATTGGTATATTACAGGAGTCCAGCTCGAGACAGGCGATACAGCTTCCGAGTTTGAATTTTTACCTTATGGTGTCAATTTACAAAGATGTTATAGATACTATGAAGCAATTGCAGAAAATACTACTGCTGTTGGATTTGGTGGTTCTTACGCTGCTGATTTTTGCGGTTTTCACCGCTCTTGTTCACCAAAAAGAGCAACACCAAGTATAACACAAGTTTCTGGTACTAATTATTACAGAATCTATACTGGTGCTACTGTATCTTTTAACAGTTTTACTATTGCTTATGCGAACCCACAAGGAGGTATATTTTATGCAACTCCTACTATAGCCGATAATCTTATCGGATGGTTTACTTGTCATAATGCTGCAGCTAAAATTGCTTTGGAATCGGAGATATAATTATGATTGATACAGTTACAAAAAATTATTTTTTAGGTCAATTTATAAGTTATCAAGTAACTTATACAAATTCTAATATAGTTTCTTCAGTACCACTAGACGAAGCAAACACAGATTACCAAGCAATTCAAGAATGGGCCGCGATCGACGGCAATAACATTATCGACAACGGAGCGTAGACCATGTTTTTTGGCGCTGCTGCTTTTTCCGAAATACCTTTTGCAACTACTGTTCCTCTTAATGCACATATTACAACTACTGCAAATCCATTAACTTTTGCGATCGGTAATGTAAATATTTCTGCTAACAATGTTATTGAAGTTGTTGCGGCAGACCCATTAGATATTACAAGTACAATGCCGATAGTCACAACGACTGTTAATATTACAGCTAACTCAAATGCATTAACATTAAGTCTTGGAACTCCTGTAATTTCTGGAGACGCAAACATTACCGCTTCATCTAATGCCTTGACTTCTGCGTCAACTCAGCCTACAGTGACAGGATCTGCAGTTGTAAATGTAGAGGCCAATCCTCTATCATTTACAGTAAATGATGTTGGGGTTATTGTCTGGAACCCAATAATACCAGGACCAACTAATGTGTGGGAAGAAATAAAACCTTACGGAGGAACACCATAATATGGCATCAAGTTATTCAGATGATTTACAATTAGAAATAATGACAACCGGCGAAAAAGCTGGTTTGTGGGGAAGTATTACTAATGACAATTTAAAAATTTTAGAACTAGCAGCTTCAGGATATTATACAGTTAGTATTGCTGCTGCAAATTTAACATTAAATTTAGATAATGGTTCGGCTTTAGGAGATAGTACAGCCACTGGTAAAAATTTAATGATTGAAGTTACTGGAACATTAGCAGCTAGTAGAGTTATTACTATGCCTACAGGTGCAGAAAGAATTTTTATAGTTAAAGATAGCACTGTAAGAGGAACTTCTAATTATACAATTGGAGTTCAAAATGTAGGTGGATCAGGAGCAGGTATTGTACCTCTTCCTGTTGGAGCAACAGCAGCTTTTTATACAGATGGCACTGGCTCTAACTCAATGAAGTTATTAGGAATTTTAAATCAAGGTTATGTCACTGTTACTAATGGAAGTAATTCACCTTATACAGCAGTTAATGGCGATGTAGTAATGGGTGTTACAAACTCAAGCGGTGGTGGAACTATTCAAGTTACACTTCCAGCGTCCCCTTCAGCTGGTGATGAAGTTACAATTATGGATACATCTAGTACTGGGGGATTTGCATCTAACAAATGTACCGTAGATAGAAATGGTTCAAATATTTTAGGATCCGCATCTAACGTAGATTTAACTGCCAACAATCAAGCGGTAACTCTTATATATACTTCCAACGGAACAAAAGGTTGGATATATAAAACTAACACTAACTAGGGAGTTTAATGCTTACGGAAATTAAGTTTGCTCCTGGAATAGACAAACAAGACACTAGCGTTGGCGCAGTTGGTCGTTGGGTTGATTCTGATCTTGCAAGATTCAGATATGGTTTACCAGAAAAAATAGGTGGGTGGTCTTCTTTATTAACAGATACTATTGTCGGAGTTGCTAGAGCTCAATATTCTTTTGTTGATAAAACAGGAAATAGATATGTAGCAATTGGAACTGATAAATTTTTACTTATTTATTTTGAAGGACAACTTTACGATATAACTCCTTTTAGAGATAATAATGTAGGAGCTCAAACTACTTTTACATCTTCTACTTTAGCAACCAATAGCACAACTGTAAAAACTTGTACTATTACTACAACATCAGATCATGATTTAGAAGCTGGTGATATTATTTTATTAAACTCTGTAACTCTTCCAGGAAGTACAGGATTAAGTGCAAGTGATTTTGAAGATAAACTTTTTCAAGTTTTAACTGTCCCTACTCCAAGAACATTTACAATTGATTCTTTAAACCAAGCTAGTTCAGTAGTAAGTACTGGTGGAAGTATGACTGTTGAACCTTATGCAACAGTCGGTCCAACAGAACAAACTTACGGATATGGATTTGGTGTTGGAAATTATGGTGGTACCGTTTCAGGTGCTTTACAAAACGATTTAGACGGAGCGCTGGCCGCGGACACAGCTGGTAACAATGGTTCTGCTACACAAATTAGATTATCATCTACAACAGGATTTCCAACAGCTGGTACAATAGCTGTGGAAAATGAATTAATAACATACACTGGAGTTGCAGGTGTTGAGTTAACAGGTATAACTAGAGGTGCAAAAGGGACTGCAACCTTTGGTACATCAAATGGTCAAGCTCATAGTGATGGTGAAACAGTTACAAACGCTACTGACTATGCAGGATGGGGATCAGCTGTGCAAGCATCCACTGTTACTCTTGAACCTGGACTTTGGTCTTTAAGTAATTGGGGCGATGTATTAGTTGCAACAATTGCAAACGGCAAAACTTATACATGGGATTCATCTGCTTCAGCAAGATTATCTGTTAGAGCATCACGACAAACTTTATCTTCAGGAGCAAGTACTTTACAAAATTCATCTTATTGGACTGGAACAGGAACTTATACTTCCGGAAATACTTTAGGGGCACAAGCGAATGAAGCTGCAGGAAACCCTACCGCATCAAGAATGACTTTAGTATCTCCAACAACAAGACACTTAATTCATTTAGGTACAGAAACAACTATTGGTGATGTTGATACTCAAGATGATATGTTTGTTAGATTTTCTAATGCAGAACAATTAAACCAATACACACCACTTGCTACTAATTCTGCAGGTACACAAAGATTACAAGACGGAACTAAAATTGTTGGAGCGTTGATCGCTAAAGAAAATATTCTAGTCTGGACTGATAATGCATTGTATACAATGAAATTTGTTGGAGCTCCGTTTACATTTGGTTTTGAACAGGTTGGTACTAACTGTGGATTGATAGGTAAGAATGCTTGTATTGAAATTGATGGGGTTGCTTATTGGATGTCTAACAATGGTTTTTTTGCATTTGATGGTACTGTTAACTCACTGCCTTGCGCGGTTGAAGATTATGTATTTGATGATGTTGATACAACTAAAGGTCAACAGATTTGTGCAGGTTTAAATAATCTATTTACAGAAGTTATTTGGTGGTACCCAAGTTCTGGATCTGATTTTAATAACAGATCAGTTGCTTATAATTATGGTGAAGCAAAACAACCACCTTTAGGTACATGGTATACTAATACTAATACTAATTTTAATAGAACAAGTTGGATGGATACTTTAATATATCCACGACCATACGCTACTCAATTTAATAATACTTCTTCAGGTACTTTTCCATCTGTTATTGGAGAATCGGGATTAGGTCAAACCGTTTATTTTGAACACGAAACAGGTACAGATCAGATTAATCCTAATGGATCTACTACTAAACTTACTTCGTTTATTCAATCATTTAGTTTTTCTTTACAAGCAGAACAGAGTGAAGTATTTTTAGCTATGAGAAGATTTTTACCTAATTTTAAAGTGCTAGCAGGTAGTAATAATGTTACAGTTGGGATTACTGATTATCCTGCAACTGATACAGTTGATTCTACTTATAGTCCTTTTACAGTTTTGCCAACAACAACACATGTTGACACACGAGCTAGAGGAAGATACGCAAATTTAAAAATAGAAAATACAAATGCTGGAGAGAACTGGAGATTTGGAACTTTTCAAGTAGACATACAACCGGACGGTAGAAGATAATGACAAAGATTGTAGTAAGATTACCAGAACCTAAAAAAGAATACACAGAGGATAACCAAAGACAAATTAACAGAGCAATTAGTTTAGTTGTAGAACAATTAAATTCTACTTTTTTAACACAACAAAAAGAAGATCAAGAAAGGTTTACGTGGTTTAATGGCTAATATATATAGAAAAATAAATACTGATTTAGTCGCTTCGACAGCTAACACAGCTTATACTGTTCCCTTCTAATTCACGAGCCTTGGTTAAGTCTATTCATGTATATAATAATGGCGCGGGGGCCGCGGATATAACTGTTACTGTTGGAGATTATGCAAGTGGGACAGATTTTATTTATGATAATGCAGCTACGCTCGCAGCTAAAGCTAAAGAAGAATTTGTAACGAATATATTAGTGTTAGAAGAACAAGATACATTAAAATTTTTATCTGATATAACGGGACCAGATGTAACAGTAAGTTTATTAGAAATTAATAGGGAGGATAAATAACATGGCGTTTAAAGAACAAGAAGCAAGTATACAGTATGAAAAGTTAGATGGTAAGGATGTACCTTTCATCAAACCTGAAGTATGGGTCACTCTGACGAATACTGAAACTGGTAAAGAATACCAGTCAGATAAAGAAGCAGAAGACGACATAAATGATGCTAATACTGCGACTAAACAAGAACATATTAAGAGGGATGTTGAGCTAAGAATAGCCGAAATTCCTTTAGGTTCTGCTAGTAAATAGCATTGACGATTGATGAAAAAGTTAGTAAATTGTGATACAATAGCATATATACAAGTCTTGCAAACTTGCTTTTCATTTACAACACAAAGATAAAATATGGGATTTTTAAAAAAGATATTCAAACCAGTTTCCAAAGTACTAGATAA